CTTTTGAAGATTGGTGCAGTTGCCAAGTACGAAGTAGAAAGAAAAGCACAAGACAAAGAGAGCGAGGACTATCCGTTTGATGAAGAGAACGTCATAGAGTTTGTAAACTTTGTCAAACATTCAGGCGGGTTTAAGATTTGTTAAACACTTCTCCTAGAGTGGAAGGGCGTGAGCTACCAGCTTGCGCCCTTTTTTTATGCCCACCTTTTTTACCTGGAAGCCAGACCTGGAAGCCAGGTAACTGGCTGGAACGCCAGAACAAACAAGCAAGCCTCTTAAACCCTTTACTCTAAGGGCTTTCATACGATGTTTCGTTTCCCAGCCAGAAGCCTGGATCCCAGTCCAGACGGTCATCAGTCAGAACAAACAAGCAAGCAAGCCCTTGAAAGGTGCTTACCATATACCTTTCAAGGGCTTGCTTTGGAATCCCGTCACGGCGTTCCTGGATCCCAGGGCTGGGCGGGCGGGTGGGCAGAACAAACAAGCAAGCAAGCTACCCCGCCCATTGGCCTTTGGTTCTTTGTCGAACGATCAAAGCTAATTGTTCTTGAACCAAAGGCCAATGGGCGGAGGACGACCGATAAAGGGGAGACAACGACAGACCAAGGACAGCCAATTCTCGTACTTGTTCAGGCGCATACAAATAAAGCTCATATTTTCTGGGACTATCCTTCAAGAGGGACTTGACCAAGATAAAAGCGGGGGCATTCTTTCGCTCTTCATGGTAGGCGATTTGATGCGGGGAAAGATTAACTTTGTTACTTTTGCTTACTTTAAGCTCAACAGTAAAATAAATACCTTCCTCAGTAGTGCCTAAAACGTCAGGAATGCCATGATTTACCCTAGACTCCAGCCTAATCCAAGAAAACGCAGTAAGGTTTTTTCTTACTTGTTGCCAGAATAATTTTTCGGGTTGAGCCACAGTAAAAACATTATAAACAAAGTAAAAGATTTTAGTTGTGTTTATGGGATATTTAGTATAGGATAACTACAAGGTTTAGGCCTTTTTATTAACAAACGGAGAACGAAATGCAAATAAGAAAATGGAACTATGGAAACTATAGCTCAGATAATTACGGGAGCCATACTCAGGCTTTCACAGATAACTACGGCAATGATTATTACTTTAGTTATGAAACACTAGTGGCAGTACAAACCAACAACGGAGATTTATTTATTCGTGAAAATGTTTGGGGACAAACTACAGGGAAACATCTTAATTGGATTAATCCCGATCATTCAATAAGGTTATCAGGCTCAGAATTTGAAACCGCTATCAATAAATTAAATCTACAATTGGAGGTCGCGTAATGGAACAGTTATTAAATCTAATAAATGAAATCGCAAGCAATGATGAAATGGAAACAGTTATCAACGCCATCAAGAAAAAACAAAAAGAACTGAAAGCAGAACTTACCTTAAAGGCTTTAAAAAGTTTTGAGGTAGGGGACAAAGTTCTTTGTAATGCTAGAGACGGAGTACACGAAGCTCTTATTACCAAAATCAACAGGACGACCGCAGATATAGAAATCGGAAAAGATAAATATACTGCCCCTCTTTCAATACTTGAACCTATGGAGGTGGCGTAATGGACGTAAAAATTAAAAGAAAAAACAAGCAAGCAAAAAAAGTTGTGCCTATTCAAGGCATGACCTCAGACGAAATTGTTAAACAAAATCTGTTACGAATGCTTCAAGAACAACACGAGGCCACCGACACAGATAGCGAGCCACAATTAATATTCGATTCGATATATTGGCTGGCTTACATGCACCTCAAAAGAGCAGAAGAAGCACCTCAAAAATATCACCTCATTGTAGGACTGTTTAACGACGCAATAGGCTCAGCAGTCAGAGAGATATTTTTAGAAGAATATGGGGAGGAGGACGAATGATAACCCTAAAACAAATACAAAATATCGCAGAAGATATTATTGCGGATGATGAATGGATTAATGATAGCCATACACAAGCAGAACATTCAGGCGTAAAAGCTGGATTATATGCTTTGATACATCATTTAGAAGAGACACAGGAGGAGGACGAATGAACGAAGAATATTGCGAGCATTGTGGTGAGACCACAGACGATTGCCCTGGTTATAAATGTTGGATATAGGAGAAGAAAATGGCTACATTTTTAGCAAGAAGATATGTTCTTGAATCGATATGGGAAGAACAATGGGTAGAGTGCAAAGCTGAGTCTTTAAAAGAGGCGAGAGCTAAATTTAAGGAAGGTGACTGCATTATTAATGTTACTAAAATGGGTGACCTACACGAAACCAATCTTCAAGTTGAAGTTGACGACATACAAGAATTACTAGAGGAGTCTAATGATGTCTGACGACAATATAAATCCTTCTTACTACAAGAAAGGCATAGAGACCACGGACTACATACAGTCTCACGAACTAGGATTCTTGGAGGGTAACATCATCAAGTATGTTACCCGACACAAACACAAGAACGGCCTTGAGGACTTACTCAAAGCAGAATGGTACTTGAACAGATTAATTAAGGAGACAAGGAACCAATGAATTTACAAAAAATTAGGGGCGTAGGAACGCAGTATCTAAATTGTTGTGAAAAGTGGGTACGATATAATGTGCTTATATCTAACGGCCTTCCATTTGTGTATATAGACACAAACGAGAACGCAATACACAGTAACAAAAAATTGCATAAATTGGCAATTAGTGAAATCATTAACAAACTTACAGAGGATTTAGAATGACGAAGGAGTACATTTTAGACAAATTAAGTGGGGAGTATGTACTGGTTTGCTCAGACTCTACACGTCCAACTATACGATTAGGCACGGACGATTTAGAGGTAGCAAAGAAACGAGCAACACCCTACATGCAATTCAATGACTGAACTATACAAAGGCAGATTTGATTGCCACCCTACGTTTCAATTTGATTCCGATAAACACGGAACAATAGAGTGGACTTTAAAAATGGATCCGCCCGAAAGTATTTATTGGAAAACAAGCAAGATAAAAAAGAACTATATACGGATCACCAGCCAGGTAACGCCCGAACAAAGAAAAGAACTAACAAGCGAGCTTTACCTAGACTTAAACCCACCGAAGGAGAACCCAAAGAGGATAAAACAACTATGAAAAGAAGGATAGCGTACTTAGATAAATCACAAGCTAAAGCTGTGGTGCAAATATTCAGGCGTGGACAGTTGGGAGACCTAGCTGTGTTTTTAAAAATAGACAGCAAGAACGAGAACGGACAATATAAATTATGTATTGATTGCCCGACAGATACTCACCCACGACTGGTAAACAAGCTCCAGGACGTAGCGGATACGTTAGTGGAAACACACAAGCAAGCAATTGATACAATCACTTGGGAAGATTATGATGATAAAGACATAGCACCTGAGGAGGAAACACTTAGGGACTTTGTAGATATGTTAGGGAGCTACGACTAATGGATATGAAAAAAGCAGAAAAGCGTTGGGAGAAAGCTTGTCCAGAAGAGGCCAATGGACTGGTAAACAAGCGAGCTATGCCTAGAAGATGGCTAATAAAATTACAAGCTTACAAGCGCAAGAAGAAACAAGCTATTCAACAATAACCGCATCTTCTACTTCAAGCAGAGGTTTATAATCTCCGAGTAGCTTCTGTATTCTCTGTTTGATCTCTACTTCACTTAACGAATCTAACGTACCTGTTCTAACTTCTTTACGTTCCACATACAAACCAGCCGCCCTACCTCTTTGTACTTCTGCCGATACTGCCGCAGTAAGGTTGCCTTTATCAATGGCTTGGTCTCTGATTTTTGCTAACTGCCTAACGTGTCTACTAAAAGTTACCTCGTATTTCTTGTCCAGTTCTGCCTGGAGGCCTTGTATGTATCGAACCACAAGCGGGTACTTTTGTGGATTCAAGAGTTCCGAAGCCCTGACAGCTGCAGATGTATCGGCATAGCCAGCAGCAAGCGCGCATTCTGTTTGTGTCTTAGATCCATCGTTGTATACATATTCTTTAGCAAAAAGCATTTGCTTAGGCGTTAGATGCTTATCATTCTTACCTGATATGTTTCCTGATGTTCCTTTTGGCATTCGCGAAGTATATACCAAGGTAATAAAAAGTAACAAGTTTTATTATATATGGGACAGATAATACATAACTTCTGTCAGGTTAGCTCTAAACCCGCATTCTTTCAACATTCTTGGCACTTTCTAACCTGAGCTAACTTCTGTCAGGTTAGACGGAAACCCTTATAGGACTTATATTTTCATCACTTCTTACCTGAAAAATATATTTTCTAGCTTTTTGACGTATTCGTGAAATCTTTTTGAAATATTTCAGGTTAGGTTAGGT